GAGAATAATACAAAAGGAAGTTCTAAGAAGATGGAAAAAGATAGCAGAAAGAAATAATGTTTCTTTAAAAACTGTTAGAGATATAGAATCTAGTATATTTCAGATGATTAAAGAGGAAATTGGTAAAGGTAATAGAGAAGATATTAACTCATTTAAGAATATTTATATTAAAAACTTAGGTACATTTTATTTAAGTAAAGTTAAATTTAAGAAAATAAACAAGAAGAAAGATGCTTAATGTACCAAATCCCTGGAGAAATGATGCAAGTATAAGTTTTTGGGAATTAAATCCTGAATATAAACTTATATTTGAAGATTTCTATAAGAAAGATAGAAGTAAAGGAAAGTTATATTCATCTACAGTAATGTGGGCTATGTATCTTAAACTTCATCCTGAAAGTTCATTATATAATATGAGTGAAAAGGAAGAATTTATTAAAGTTAAATTTGTTAAAGATGATAAATTTGATTGGGATAAATATGAGATTATAGAATTTTTATTTAAAGATAGCATACTTACTCAAGCAGAAAAATCTCTATATGATTGGAATGAATTAATGAGAAAAAGAGATAAGTATCTTAAGAATAAGGATTATTACTTTGATGAATACAAAACTGATGAGAATGGAGATAATATAACTACTAAAACAGGAGCTTTTGTAGTTTTAAAAGGTACTGCTGAACAATTAGATAAAGCTCAAGCTATTACTATTAAGTATTTTAATGAATACTCCAAAATATTAAAAGAGTTAAGTGAAGAAAAATTAAAGAAAGGTAAGGGAAATAAACCTTTATCATCTAGTGATGCTAATAGAATATAATGATAAATAACTCTAACTTTAAGATAAAAGAAATACCTGACTTTCATCCAATTGCAGAAATGTATGAAAGAGATGAATGGTGGCGTATTCAAAAGAAGCGTTGTATGGAAGGTTATTGGGTATCAGGTAAATGGATACCTGGGGAACTTTACTATTATATTAACTTTCATAATATTTTATTTGAAGAAGGAGTTTATAGAGGTATAGGATTACCTTGGCTTAGAGATATAGACTGGGAAAAAGGCTATATTTATGCTGAAGCAACAGGCTTTTCAGGGTTTGAATTAGATAATGAATATACATGTCATAGGTTTATAAGAGACAATGAACCTGATGAAAAGATATTAAAATTCTGTACTATTGGTTCTACTAATAAAGTAGATAAATTTTATAAAAGTAGCTTTTATAAGAAAGATGGTACACGTAAAACTTATGTACCAGCAAGAGAGTATCTTAGAAAAACACATAATAGTAATTTAGGTAAACCTTTATACTTTAATGAAGCACAACATATTATTGAAATGGCTTCAAGAGGATATGGCAAGTCATATTTTACTAGTGGGTTGATACTTCATAACTTTTTATTTGATGGAGCAAAGGATTATGAACTTCATTTAAGATTAAGACAACAAGGAAAACCTCTACAAACTGAAACTGTTGTAGGAGCTATTGATGCTAAATATAGTAATAAACTTATGAATAAGGTTAGAGTAGCCTTAGAAAAACTTCCTGGAAGTAAGTTTGTTACAATGAATGGAGAACAAGTATATTTTCCTTCACCATTAGCAGTTAATTATACAGGTAGTTTTGCAGTAGGTAGAGAAGCTATTGCAACTAATTCTAAAAGCATCATTCAACATGTAACCTTTGCAGATAATCCCCTTGCAGCAGCAGGGGGTCGCCCAAATAAAGTGTTTATTGATGAAGTAGGTTTTATGAATGTTATAAAACAGGCTTGGGAAGGAGTTGAAAATACTCAGGCAGCAGCAGATTTTAAAAGACTTACTATGTATGGTATGGGTACTGGAGGTTTAACAGTCGGTGGGGCAGTAACCTACTTACAGGATATTTTCTATAATCCTGAAACTTATGGGTGTATAGCATTTGATGATATATGGGAAAATAAAGGTAAGATTGGATACTTTGTACCAGGAACTTTAGCTCTAAATCGTTTCAAAGAAGGGCCTAATCTCATTACTAATGAAGAAAAGGCTATGGATTATATACAAAAAGAAAGAGAGAAAGCTAAGAAAACTAAAAGTTCTACTAAGATACAAGGTACTATTATTAATAAACCTATTGTACCGTCTGAAATCTTCTTAAGAATGGAAGGAACTTACTTTCCTACTCATGAATTAAAAGAAGCTTTAGCAGAACTTGAAACTAATAAAATATTACTACAAGCTAGTTATAAAGCAGAACTAATTGAACCTACCAAGAATGTAATTAAAATACAACCCTCAGAAAAGCAAGTAATTACAGAGTATCCTATGAGAAGAGATATGAGTATGGATGCTCCTGTAGAAATATTTGAAAAACCCAAACTTGATAATGATGGTCATGTGTTTGATAATAGATATATTTTAAGTAATGATCCAGTAGATGATGATGGTAATGAAGATACTTCAAGGTCTTTACAATCTACTTGGGTATTAGATACATGGACAAATAAACTTGTTGCTGAATACACAGCCAGAACTTATTTAGTAGATGATTACTATGAGAATGTTAGAAAACTAGCTATTTATTATAATGCCAAAATTCTTTATGAAAATAATAAGAAAGGATTATACGGTTACTTTAAAAATAAGAATTGTTTATATCTATTAGCAGAGACTCCTCAAATTCTTAAAGACCAGGATTTAATTAAATCTGTAGGTATAGGTAATAGGTCTCTAGGAGTAAATGTTAGTACAGATAAAATTAAATTTTATGCTATTACTCTAATACTCAAATGGTTAGAATCTCCTTCATATAATAATCCGGATAGAAAGAATCTATATACTATAAGGTCTTTAGGGTTATTAAAGGAACTTATTAGTTTTAGTATGGATGTAAATGCTGACCGTGTATCTAGTTTAATGATTCTTATGATATTCAGAGAAGAATTAGATATTAGAATTGAGCAAAGAAAACAAAAAAGCATTAAAACCGCCAGTCAAAGTGATTTTTGGGGAAGAGCTTATGGTAACTTTAATAAAGATAAAGTTCATAGAAAACTAAAGTATTTAGATAATTATGATGTTAATTAATAATTATTTATTATCTTTGCATAAAATATTATAATATGAGAACTACACCTTTATATTTTCCACCTCAGAAAATACCTACTTCTCAAAAGGATGAGTCGTGGTATAAAGAGTGTATTGATGGTGCGGAATCATTAGCTATTCTTAGGGCAGATGGTTCTTATGGATATCACCATAAAATGCAGGTATGGGAAAATCTTGATAATGATGTTATAGATGAAAATGAAATTGAAAAGGTATTTAATCCTTTACAAATAGAAGATGCAGTATTTCCTGCTGCTATTAAAAACTATCCTTTATCAGTACCTAAGATAGATTTATTACAAGGAGAAGAATCTAAAAGAAGGTTTGATTGGAGAGTAATGGGAAAAAATGAAGATGCTTATTCTATTCATACAGATGCAATTAAAGAAGAGATTATGCGTATTGTAATGGAAGAAGTACAGAATGAAGCATTTAACGAAGAAGATGCCCAAACAAAAATACAAAAGTTAGCAAGATATTTTAAATATGAATATAAAGATTTAAATGAATTATATGCTACAAGAACATTAGAATATCTTTGGAGACAACAAGATTTAAAAAGAAAATTCTTTACTGGATTTAGAAATGCTCTTGTTAAAGGAAGAGAAATATACAGGATTGATGATGTAGGAGGAGAACCTGCTATGATTGGATGTGATCCTAAGAATGTATATTTTGTAAGAAAAGGAGATTCTCATAAGATTGAAGATGCTGATGTTATTATTGAAGCTTCTTATGAACCAATAGGTAAAGTAATTGATGAATTTTATAATTACTTAAAACCTAATCAAATTGGAGAGATAGAGGGCGGAATGGAAAGATTGAATCAAAAAGGTTCAAGCAGCACAGTTAATTATCAAAATCCTTTTCCAATATTAGGAGCTAATAATGAAATTGGTGGTATATCTGGTAGTAATGATCCTTCTATAGTAGCTATAGGTGCATATAATCTTCCTTTTGATTATGAAGGTAATGTTAGAGTACTTAGAGTAAGATGGATGGGTAGAAGAAAAATAGGTAAACTTACTTATTTTAATATTGTTACTGGAGATGAAGAACATAAATATGTATCTGAAAATTATAAAATAAATAAAGATTTAGGTGAATCTATTGAATGGATATGGGTTAATGAAGCGTATGAAGGTACTCGTTTAGGTCAGGATATATATGTTAAAATGCAACCAAGAGAGATTCAAATGAGGCATTTTGATAATCCTAGTAAATGTTTCCTTGGTTATATAGGTACTGATTATGGTAAGTCTTTAATGAGTAGAATGGAACCATATCAATATCTTTATAATGTATATATGCGTAGGGTAGAATTATTCTATGCAAGATATCATGGGCCAATGATGGAATGGGATTTATCTAAAAAACCCGATGATTGGTCAGAAGAAATGTGGATGTATTATGGTGATGTATTAGGTAAGTTAGTAGTTGATTCTTTTAATGAAGGAAGAAAAGGAGCTGCTACTGGTAAAATTGCGGGTAACTTTAATACTTCAGGTAGAGTATTGGATGCTCCATCTACTAACTATGTACAACAATTATTACTTATGCTTCAGCATATTGAAGTTCAAATGGGGCAAATTGCTGGTGTAACTGCACAACGTCAGGGGCAAGTAGATAATAGAGAAACTGTAGGCGGTATAGAAAGAGCTGTAACCCAATCTAGTCATATTACTGAGAAATGGTTCTTTATTCATGATGAAACTAAAAAGAGGGCTTTACTTGCATTATTAGATACTGCAAAACAAATCTGGAAAAATAATAAGTCTAAGAAGTTATCTTTTATTATGGATGATATGTCCAGAGTAACTATGGATATTAATGGAGAAGACTTTGCTTCTACAGAATATGATATATTTATTACTGATAGTTCTGATGATTTGAAAATTAGACAAACTATTGAACAGTTATCTCATGCATATGTTCAGAACGGTGGTTCTATAACATTACCTCTTAAAGTTCTTAGAAGTGATAGTATTACTGCTATGGGTAAACTTATTGAAGAAGAAGAAGATAAGATGAACCAAAGACAACAAGAACTTGAGAATAAGAAACTGGAAGCTGATAATGCTTATAGACAAGCTGAATTAGAAGATAAGAAAGAACAAAGAGAACTTGAATATTATAAGATAGATAAGGAAGCTGAAACTAAACTGGCAGTATCTGGTATGCAGCCTAATGAAAATAACACTAATGAAGAAGAAAAACTTAATTTACAACGAAAGAAACAGGAAGATGAAAAAATTCAGAAAGAAAAAGAGTTAAATCTTAAACAATCTCAGCATAATGAGAATGTTAGACATAATAAAAAGACTGAATCAATTTCAAGTAAAAAACCTGTAACTAAAAAATAATGTGGATAGAAATATATAATGTTTGGTATAATTTAGAGAACTCTTACAAATTATCTATACGTGATGATATAATTACAGTTTACTTTGTAGGAGACTCTAATCCAACCTTAATAAGAAATGTTTCAAGTAAGAATATAAAGACAATTAAAAAGTTTTTAAATGGAAGAAATAATAAATTTATTTTTAACTAAACAATATAGATTAGATATGGGTAAAGGTTCTTTATCAAGAGACTTTACTAAGATTCTAAAAAGACAAATAACAGAGGAGGAAATAAAAGAAGCAAAAAAAACAGCTAAAGGAATAATTAAATATGGAAAAGAATATTATGAACAGAAAGATAAATTACCAAAAATACTAATATTTGATATAGAAACAAGTCCTTCAATATCTTATACTTTTGGTAGATTTAAATATAATATAGCTTATGATCAGGTAGAACAAGAACCTATGATGTTAACATGGTCAGCAAAATGGTTGTATAGTACAGAAGTAATGTCAGATAAACTTACTCCAGAAGAAGTACTGAATGTTACTGATTATAGGATAGTTAAAAGTTTATGGAATTTAATGGAAAAAGCAGATATTGTAGTTGCTCATTATGGAGATGGATTTGATGTACCTATGATGAACACAAGAGCAATATTAAACGGACTTCCTCCTTATAGTCACACTAAATCTATAGATACTAAAAAGATAGCATCTGGAACATTTAAATTTCCTTCAAATAAACTTGATGCATTGGCTAAGTATTTTGGTATTCCTGGAAAAATAGATACAGAATTTCAATTATGGATAGATTGTATAAAAGGTAAAGAAGATGCTTTAGAGGAAATGAGAGTATATAATGTACAAGATGTTGAAGTACTAGAAGAAATATATCTTATATTAAGACCTTATATTAAATCTCATCCTAATATTGGTGTATACATGAATTCAGATGTAAGAGGATGTAGTGCTTGTGGAAGTACACATATACATGAAACAGATAAATACCAATATACTAATACAGGTAAATATAAATTATGGAGATGTGAATGTGGTGCAATGTCAAGAGGTAGACGTACAGATTTTGATAAAACTAAGACATTACTAACAAGTGTACCTAGATAAAAATATATTCTTAAAATTTATATAATATATATTTTAATTACGATAAAGTTCATAGAAAATTAAAATTTTAATAAAAATATTTGGAAGTAATAATTTATAGTATTAATTTTGTAAATAATAAATAAAATGGCAGAAGAAGTAGAACATAGAGAAGAAGAACAAAGGTTTGATCCGTTTGCAGATATAGACCTTAGTATGTTTGAGACTAGTGAAACTAATATAGATGGTCAAGAACAAGAAGAAGAACAAGAAGAACAAGAAGAAACACATAATCCAGTAGGAGACACCGAAGCTGAGGAACAAAATGAAGAAGATGAAGATAACAGGAAGTCCCCTTCCTCTCAAGATACTAAAGAATCTTCTCCTTTTACTCCATTTGCTAAATTACTGGTAGAGGAAGGGGCAACTCCTAATTTAAACCTTGAGGAATTTGATGGTACTCCTCAAGGCTTAATTAAAGCTATTCAAAGCGAGATTGATTATAATGTCAACATGTACAAGGATAATTTAGATCCTAGAGTAAAGTGGTTACAAGACAATGTTGACGAAGGTGTAGCATTAGAAGATTTATTATCAATTGATAAGCAAAGAGTTACTTTAAATTCAATTGATGAAGAAACATTAGTCGGTAATGAAGACTTGCAAAAACAAATTGTAAGAGAATACCTAAAAGAAACCACATCATTTAATGATGCTACAATTAATAAACAAATTGAAAGGCTTGAAGCTACAGCAGATTTAGCAGAAGAAGCTAAAAGTTATTTTGGAGAATTAAAACAACTTAATACTGTTAAAGAACAACAAGCTGTACAACAAGCACAAGCACAACAACAAGAGTTTAAAAAACAACAGGAAAAAATACTTAGTGATTTTAAAGATACTTTAGAAAAGACTGAAGAAATTATTCCTGGAATTAAACTTAACAGGATGATTAAGGATCAGATATTTAAAACCCTTACTACTCCTGTTGCACAAGATCCTAATACAGGAGCACCTTTAAATGCTATAGCTAAAGCAAGAACAGAAGATCCAATTAATTTTGAAAAGAATCTTGCTTATGTATGGTTAGCAACAAAAGGTTTTAAAGATTTTAGTACATTAGGTTCTTCTGGTAAAAGAACTGCAATGAAAGACTTTGAAGATGCTCTTACTAAAGGAGATAGTAATTTCAGTACATCAAAACAAACATTTAGTGATTCTAACAGCATTAAAGAATTGAAAGAGAGTATTGAAATGTTTAATAGAGGACAAATATAAAACACTTAATTTTTAAAATATAAGACACTATGAGTTTAAACACCGCTTCTTTTCCAACAATTAAATATGAAGGTAAAGATTGGTCTGGTTTAACGTCAGCCAATAACCTTGTTAATTTGTTTGGAGATACTCCATATAAAATTGGAGGTTTTATTGATACTATTTACAAAGTAAATTTGCAGGATGATATTATCAGTAAAATTAATTCTTATCCTACTCTTGAAATTCCTGATGATGTAGAATTTCAATGGATGTTGATGGGCGCAGATTCTAAAAATATTCCTTTGCAGTCAGCTACTGACTTATCTGGAAATGCTTTTACTGCTGCATCTACTCCTGGTAAGTATGGTGAGAGGTTTTATTTAATTTTTGCTGAAAGGTTATTCTTCCAGACTCACGTAATTGTTGGAGAAAAACCTGACTTGTATCACTTGTATGTACGTAATGATGGAGATGAGGTTGCAGGTAACTGGAAATATGAAGTAGAACTTATTTCTAATGATCCAGAACTGTTTATTCCTTATGATGAAGTTGTTGCTGGTACACGCTGGAGTGTAGATTATTCTGCATCTGAACAGTTTATGAGTGATAGAGGATCTGATATTTCATTCACTTCACCATTCTTAATGAGTAACAGGATTGGATTTATGCGTAAGCAACATACTGTTCCTGGTGAAATGATTCGTAAAGGACAGAATCAGCCTGTATCATTTAACTGGCAATACTCTAATAAAGACGGTAAGACTGTTCAACATAAAACTTGGTTGAATAGACTTGACTGGGAATTTGATAAGCATTTCCGTAGGGAAAAAGCTAAAAGATTGTATTTTGGTAAAGGCAATCAACGTGAAGATGGTACGTTTGGTAATGTAGGTAAATCTGGTGGTGAAGTAAAAATGGGTATGGGATTGCGTGAGCAAATTTCAGCATCTAATGTACATTATTATACTTCATTTGATATTGATACTTTAGTAAGTTTCTTACTTGCTTTGTCAGTAGGTAGATTACCTGAAGATCAGCGTAACTTCGTAATTGGTACTGGTGAGTATGGATTGCAGATGGTTTCTAAAGCAATTGAAGCTTATGCAGGTGCTCAGGCATTGGAATACAATCGTATGGAAACTTTGAATAAAGATGGTGGAAATAAATGGGCATACAATAAACCTCAGTTTGTTAAGATGGCATTTATTCAAGGTATTAAGATTGAATTCGTTCACATTCCTTGGTATGATGATATTGTTCGTAATAAATTAATGCATCCTGAAGGAGGTACTGTTGAATCACGTAGGTTAACTATCATGGACTTTGGTACATCATCTGGTCAACCTAACATCCAACAGGTACGTGTTAAAGGACAAGACGAAGTATTTGGATATATTGCAGGTTTGCGTGATCCTTATACTCCTGGAAATAAAGTGAAGAACATGAATTCACCTGTTGATGGATATACTATTCATAGGGCAGATTGGTTTGGATTGAAAATTCACAATCCTATGCGATTGGGAGAGTGGATTCCTAATTTATTGTAATTGTAATTAACTAAAATATGGGAGAGAGTAATTCTCTCTCCCTTTATTTTTAAATTTTAATTTAGTAGTAATGGAGAAAAAAGTAAAAGTAAAAGAGTTAAGTTTAGGAGAATTAAGGAAATTAGTTTGTGAAAACAAAACAGTTAAAGTAAAACCTATTGGTAGGAAGAAAGCCTATCTTAAGAGAGGTAAAGATGGTCAACCTCATGATGGAGAAGATATTTATACAGGTTGTTCAAAAGGTTATGGATTACCTTGGAGTATTAAAAAACATTCCTATTTTAATCCTTTTAGGAATGATGATGAGCAAGAAATATTTGAAAAATTACTTGACCAAAAAGAAGGAAGTTTAAATTTGTTTAAATTTAATTCTGAATTTTGGGGTAAGTTTGATTTGAAACTTCCTAAAGAAGGTACAGAACTAGATCTGAATAATCCAGCAGATGCTCTTTTATATAGAGTATTATCTGTTGATCCTAAAGCAGCAACTAAACAAGTTGAGAAAAGTATTATGCAGAAGGAGTATTATTTGATTGATGAAAATACTGTTAAGAAAGAAGAGAGTATTCTTGGTAAGAAAAAGGATGAAGCAAATGACTTCATGTTTAACCTTAAAAAGAATAAAAAAGACATGATTAATATTCTTAGGTTATTAAATAAAAAACCTGGACAAGATGCTTCTATTGAATGGTTAAAAAGCGAATTATATAAAATAATTGATGAAGTAACTGTAGCAAAAGGTAAAAGTGGTTTGGATCAATTCTTAGAAGTAATGAAAGATCCTCGTCAGGAAATTAAACTTTTTGTATTAGATGCGATTGATGCGGGGGCTATTATAAAAGAACAGACTGGATATAAACTTGAAAATTCTGGAAAATTTGTTGGCAGGAAATATGAAGATGTTGTAGATTATTTCTCAGGAAACTCACCAGAAGTACAAGAAGAAAAATTAATTATTACAGAAATTATTAAACACTAATGACTGCTGCGGAATTAAGTTATCAATTCTTTTTAGCATATGATAAAGCATTTGAAGGTGCTTCACCAGGATATGATGATAAACAAGTAAGTACATGGTTAACTCAGGGACAATATAGAGTATTTCATAAATATTTACCTATATTTGAAAACTCTGAAATGGCTCGTAGAGCTTTAGAACCATTGATTAAACATACTGATATAACATCATTTGCAACTGGAGTGCATCCTAATGGATTTTATGCAGACCTTCCAGTAGATTTTATGTATGCTGTAGAAGAAGCTGTAAAAGGAACTGCTCTTTCTGTTGAATCTACAGTAGTACCTATAACACATGACTTCTATATGAAGAATATAGGTAATCCTTACAAACAACCTAAACTTGAAGGTAAGATAGATGATACTGTATGGAGAATGGATATAGGTTCTGATACTTCAACAAAGAAAACTGAATTGATAACTGATGGAACTACCTTAGCAAACTATAGACTTGAATATTTACAGCAAATTACAGATATTGTTGTTGATGAATTAATTCCTGCTAATGATGTAGATCCCATATTAGATTCTACAGTACATAATGAAATTATTACAGAGGCTGTAAAAATTGCTGTTGCAGCAACAAAACCTGATGAATATCAGATTGCTTCTGCTGAGAATAATTCTAATTAATATATGTCTAATTAAAAACTAATTAAAATGTTAGGACAAAAAAACAAAACCCACATTATAGTGGGTAAAGATCTTGATTTAGTAACGAGCGCAGAAACCAGAGCTGACTTGGTAGTTGGTAAAATTGGTGTGTTCAAAAACGGTGTTTCTACAGGAGTAACTACAGCGTTAGTTTCTGGAGATTCATTTAAACTTGTTTATATGAATGTTGATGGGAAGATTATAGAATCTCCTGTATATCAATATGATCAACTTAAACAAAAAAATGCAACTAATTATGTTGCTGGTACTGAACAAAAAACTTACGTAGGTTATAACGGTACTACTGGTGATATTGCTGTAGTAAATAGTGATATCTATCATATCCATCTTACTCGTAAAGATTGGAGTGCTACTTGGGGCGAACATGCTAATATTAAATTAGCTGCTGCTTATGAATCAGATGCTTCTGCAACTCAAACTGAAATTGCTGATGCTTTGGTAGTAAATGCTTCACGTACTTTCCAACTTGAAAAAATTCGTTCAGGCGTTTTAGTGACACAAGTAGATAGGATTAGTTCTGCTGCTGTAACTGCTGTTAATGCTGTTGATAATGATGTTACTGTAGTTAGTGGTATAAATGCTGTAACTGTAGCTACTGCTGCTACATATGCAACCGGCACTCCTATTGTAGCTGGAGATTACCTGCGTATTGGTTCTGTAGGTGGTGGTACTGCTTTAACTTCTGATGTTTATAAAGTAACTGCCGTCAATGGACTAGTATTAACTCTTGATATTCCTGTATCTGCTGCTTCTGGAACTTATGCAACTGCTACTGATGATGTTGAAGTAATTCCATCTGCAACTGCTCTTGCTGCTGATTGGGGAATCTCTTTTGAGAGTATGCCAGTTAAATTTAATCCTGGATTGTTCAAGTATCAAAATGTAACTTTTGATGTAACTCTTAGTGACGCTTTTGGTAGTACTCTAATTACTGAAGTTACTCCTGCGTATAAAGGAATTGGAACATACAAAGAAGTTGCAGAGGTTGAGTGGGAACTTCGTGGTAACAGAGGTGAAGGATATAAAGTAGCTTCTTTCCCTGTTAGTTTGAATCTGAACGCAGATCCTACTAAAACTTATGATTTAATTTATTTGCATTTTGAGGATAATAGTACTGTAACTCTAGATGGTCACTCAACATCCTTCCATAGTATGCTTATTGCTACTGAAGATGAGAGTGGTTCTAGTGTATTTACAGATTTGAAAACTGTGTTAGGCATTTCGTAATTTATAATAGAGGGGGTGAAATTCCCCCTCATTTTATACAATGTGTAAAATGCTGATAGACACATTTGAGTTCTTAAGCGAAAAAGCTAGAGGATTACTTATTACTCTAGGTGGTACTGGTATTGGTACATTGCCTGAAGTAGTAGAGAAATCTTCTAATGTAGTTAATCAGGACGCTATAACTACACTTCAAAGTATGCAATTATTAGCGTACATAGCCTCCTTTATAGTTGCTGTATTAACAATTATAAGTTATTCATATAAATTTGTTTTGTTTGTAAGAAAACATTACAAATCCTCTAAAAAAGATTAATACGTCTTTACTCTAATATTAAGAATAAGAACAAGTTTCTATATTATATATATAAATACTATAGAAATTTTGTTCTTATTTTTTTTATGCGTATATTTGTGGAGTTAATTTAGTAAATTTTAAAAAGAGTAAAAATGGAAGAACCAAAATTTAAATTTGAATTTTCTTTTGTAGATGTTGTTAAGTTGATTAAGGGATTGCAAGAACTTCCCTATAAAGAATCTAGTTTAACTATTAGTTATATCCAGGATTCTTATTATAAACAACAGCAAGAATTAGAGTTAAAAGCTAAACAAGCTAAACAATCTGAAGAAAAAGCTACTGCTACAAAAGAGATTCCTAAGAAAAACTAAAAATTAAATGTCAGGAAAAAGAATAACAAATCCTTCATTAGTTGATACAACTTATCCAGAAGCTACCAGTAATAATGCAAAGTTACTTGTAGATTGGGATGGACTTGTATGGGCACGTCCATTACCTTTAAAACTTATTGGTAATACATGGATACAGGGTTCGTATGATGCAATTTCATGGGATAATTCTGTACTTAATGATCATAATTACTTAAGAGTAAGTAGTGATGGTGGAATTACATGGAGAATTATAGACCTTACATTAGGAGAAAGTCATTCTCCTATAAGTATTGGATCTCCTGATGGAGGACTTGTTATTTCTGGCGATGAAACCCAAATACTAACATTAAATTCTGCTACAACTACTTCAGCAGGTTCATTATCAGCTTCTGATAAAGTTCGTATAAACAATATATTATGGTATGAAGTAAATAATGTTGGTACAGGAGAAAGTTTATATAAAAGTTCTTCTTTAGTAGGAGATCTTACAACATTTGCTTTTAAAACTCTTGTAGCAGGAACTGGAGTAGTTTTAACTCCTGGAACAGATAGTATAACTATTGAAGCTACAGGTGCAGGAGGAGGAGAAGTTAATACAGGTTCAAATCAAGGTACTTTAGGTTATGGAGTATTTGATGGTAAGTCCGGAGTAGATTTGCAGTTTAGACATATAGCTTTAGATGTTGCTGAGTCTACACTACAATTAACTTTAGATGATGTAAATAATAATATAGAATTAAGTCTTAACCAGACTTTAATAAATCATAATATATTAACTAATTATCATACAAATGAACATATAGATCATTCTGCTGTATCAATTCTTACACAGGAAGGTATAACTGGTGGTGGAGATTTAACTTCAACAAGAACTCTTACTTTATCTTTTGATACATTAACTCAAAAAGTTGATATACAAGATAGTGATCAATTTGCTTTTTATAGAGATGCATCAGCAGAAGATGAGCATTATCAAATAAGTTACTCTAATTTTAAAGGAGAAACTAAAATATATTACGATACAATATATGTTCCTCTTACAACTTCAGTATTAGCAGGTTTAGGTTTATCTGGCGGGGGTACTTTAGATCAGAATAGAACTTTATATCTTGATATTAATGGTATGCCTACTGCTTCTTATGATCCATTAGATTATGTAGCAATATACGATGTTTCAGGAAGTACTCATGCTAAAGTTACATTAGCAACTTTAATAGGTGAATTAGCAGTTGATATTACTGCTGGTAATGGAATGGATTTTACTACTATTACTTCTACAGGAAGTATAGATATGGGAACTCCTACTACTCTTACCAAAACAACAACTAATTCTGCATCAGGAACTACTCATGAACATCAGTTAAATTTAAATACATTTAATTTATCAGATATAGGAGATGTAACTGTTACTCCTATAACAAATTATTATTTACAATATAATGGTAGTACGTGGGTTACTGCTGATCCTGCAATAGGAGCAAGTTCACCAGGATTACCATATACTTCTATACAATTTAATGATAGTGGTGTATTTGGTGGTAATTCTGGATTGTTGTATGACTATAGTAATGACCTTATAAAATTTACTGATCCTAATGCTTTATTAGGTTCTACACTTTTATTTGGAGATAATACAGCAAGTTATCCTTATATTAAGGGAGAATTAGATGGTGTTACACGAACACTAATTTTATCTAACTATGCTGCTGCACAAAATTACATTAAATTAGTAGGAGGTAGAGTATTTTTAGGAGAACCAACATTAGAAGGTACAACTTTCTTACATATTAAAGATCCTAATACAGTTAACTACGCTAATGTATTAAAAATAGATGATGGATTTGATGTTGAATTATTAAGATTAAATTCTAATGGTGCTTTATATATACCAGAATTAGCATCTGCTACTACAACTAATATGTTATATTTTAATCCTACTACAGGATTAGTAACATATGGAGCTGCTCCTTCTGGAAGTGGTGGAGTATCAACATTAATAGCTGATAGTTTATCAGGATTAATGGTTAACGGTGGAAGTACAAGTTCTGCATCAACTATTGAATTAGATCAAAACGATGATAAACTTGTTTCTGCTTCTCCTATACCAACAGATTATATAGGATTTTATGATAGGTCAACAGGATTACAATCTAAAACTGCTATTAATTCATTGCCAGGATGGGGATTATATTTAAATGGATTAGTTCAAGAATCAGTTTCACCAGGTAATATAGTAAACTTTGTAGCTGGTAGTGGTATTGATTTAACCTACTCAGTCTCTACTAATGCTTTAACAATAAACTCTGTTACAGAAATTAATAATGCTAATGATTGGATTGAATTTGAATTTGGAGATTTTACAATAGGAACTGATAGAGAATATACTTTAGATATAAAAGCTCTTGTAGATTATACTATATTATCAGTTGTATTAGAAACTGATGATGGAACTATTACTGATATTGATGTATTAATCAATGGTACTGTAATTACAGGATTAGAAGGAGTTATTGCAACTACAAGTCCATCATATACAGAATACACAGCTACTGCATTAAATTCAGTAGTAATAGATGATAGAATATCTATGACTATAGGAACAACTTATACAGGAACTCCGACTATATTAAGAGGTAAATTAAATATTCAAAGAGTATAATGGGAAGAATACTATTTACATATAAGAAAGCAAATCCTATTTGTTTTGGATATCTGTATAATTGGTATGCGGTAGATGATTCAAGAAATATTACCAGTTCAGACGATTGGGTTGTACCAACGGTATCACAATGGTATGTTTTAATAAATTATGAAGGGCATACAGATACTGGAGCAGCAGGAAGATTAAAAGAAACAGGTTATGTATATTGGAACTCACCAAATACAGGAGCAACTAATGAATACGGATTTGGTGCACGTGGCGGAGGAATTAGAAGTTATGTTACAGGTTCGTTTTCAGGGTTACTAAACTCTACTAGAATATTATTGAATCGTAGTGATGGTATTGCAGTAGTTATGTCGTCTATAAGTGCTAATACGTCATACAATGCAGCATTAAATGATGGAAGTTCTATTAGACTTCTTTATGTTGGTTCTGGAACTCCTACAGAATACATTGGAAATGATGGAAAGACATACAATGTTGTTCAAATTGGAACACAATATTGGATTTCAGAAAACCTCGAAGAAACACAATATAGGAACGGAGATGGTATTGCTTTTGTAGAAGATAATGCCTTATGGGCATCTTTGAACTATGGTGCAGGATGCGTGTATAATAATGATTTAAGCAATGCATGTAAAACACCACTCCCTGTTTATGATATAAACCCTCCTACAATACAGCCGTATAGTTTTACCGTAACAAAGCAACAGAGTATATGGAATGCTTTGTCATATCCGTATATAGATGTTACAAATGCCTTAAATGCGTATGGAGAAACATCTATACGAGATTTAATTGGTAACATGACTGGATTTAACCATGATTATAGCGAGGTAGAATACATCGAAGTAGTCACGTATTCTTCTAATAACGCTAACCATCAGATAATATATAACGGTGTCGAATTATCTGTAGGTGA